GCTGATCATTCGGGTGCGATGCGGGGTCACTTCTTCTTGAAGTCGACGCACTCGATCAGCACCGTGACCGTGCCCGCGGCGACGCTGCGGAACATGATGCCCGGCGTGAACTGGGTCTGGCCGGTGGCGATCTTGCACCAGCCCGTGCGGAACACTTCCGCAGTCATGGCATCGGGGTATGCGCCTGAAACCGTCTCGATAGTCTCACCCACCGAGGCGTAGTTGTTCGCGTTGACGGTGTAGGGAATCGCCATCTGGACGCGTCCTAGCACGGCTCCTCCGCTGCTGTAGGTCAGCGCAAAGGCACCGTCCACAGAGTCGGTGCCCGGGGTGAGGCCGAGCGACGCATGGGTGACGCCCCCTGAAGAGTGCGGCCACACGGTGATTTCCTCGTTGGCAGCACCGAAGGTTATGACCGCCTGCACCTGCAGCCGCTTGCTGTCACCGGGATCGACGATCGAGCAGGCGACCGTTGACGTGCTGCCCGTCGTTCGGCCGGCGCCCCATCCCGTGGGGACGGTGCCAGAGCCGCCGGTATTGCCCACCGCCGTCGTACCACTTCCAAACCATGGGCCGCGCGGGCCGCCCGTCAGGCGCGCGTGCCCGTTCACGGAGAACGTGTCTGTCGACTTGCGCGGCAGGTAGTCGATCGGCGTGTAGTACGGCGCGATCGCGGCCGCGGCAGTGCGCCCATTGAGCCGGGTCAGCGTCGGGTAGTGGTGCGTCCCATCCGGCGTCATGTTCAGGAAGCCCGTCGAGGTGCTGTCGAACATGCGCCAGTTGTTCGGGTCGGTTACCTTGTCGATCGCATTCGTCCATTCGTCGATGAACAAGAACTTCGTGGGGTTCTGCTGGCAATACTTGTAGATCAGGTCGTTGAGCGTTCCGACCTGGTAGCCCGTCGCCGCGGGGTTCCATTCGCCGATGACGTTCTTGTTGAGGGCGCCGTAGCCGGCGCCGTAGACAGTCCCCACTGGGCTGACGTTCCGCACCATGCACGGCGCGTGATTCACGCCGACATTGCCGTCCAGGCCAGAGATCTGATCCAGATCGGCCTTGATGCCAGCCCAGATCGTCGCCGCGCTCTGCGCGCCCTTGGCGTTGTTGATGCCGCCGCGATAGTCGACCAGCATCGGCGCAAAGGTCATCATGTAGGTGATCTGCGACGTGAACGGCACGAGCGCGCCGCCATGACCAAAGTTCCCGACTAGCTCCAGGCCGCCCTTGAGTGCGCCCTGCATGGACCACCAGGTGCCACGCGTGTCGAAGCGATCCCAGGAGGTGATCCGACCGTTCGTGGTCGTTGCCGGATTGGCGGCGGGCTGCGTCAGACCTGGGGGCGAGGCAACCGCGGCCGCGCTGGTCGGCAGCATCGTCGACGCTGCGATCGAGAATGAGCCCGCGGCGAATGTGTTCTGACCGGCGCGCTCGAAATCGAGGTCGCTGGCCATGTTGTTGAGGTAGACCGTGTTCAGGCCGTACTCTTGATTGGCGATTGTGACGGTCACCGATCCGTCTGCTGCGCGAGCGATGGCGGTATTGGCCAAGCTGACGAGCGCAGTGCCGTGGTTCGAGAATGCGTGCAGCGAGTCGCCGGCCTGCGCAATTCTCAATGTGCCGGTAAACGTCGGGAACGTCGCAGCTCCGCCGCCCGATCCTGCCAGGATGGCAGCCAGCTTCGCCTTGCGATTACGCCACGCGGCCACGTTCAGGCCGGTTGGCGCCGCGGTCGAGTTCACGCGGATCTGGCCCGGTGGCAATGCGAACAGCATCCGCCCATTGGCAGTGAGAGCTGTTCCCGAAACGTTCGAGAACGTGCCGTCCAGATTGCGCGCCTGCAGCGTGACGGTGGCGCCGCCGAACGACGATGCCGACACCTCGAACACGCCGGCACCACCGCCCCATTGGGCTGGGCTGCTGGCACCGGACGCGCTGGAGTTGAGCAGGAGCTGCGGCACGGCTACGGGCTGCGCAGGCGGTTGGCGGCGGCCGACACGCTGGTCGGGGCCGACGAGGCGTTGACGCGGATCGTGCCCGGGGGCAACTGGAACAGCGCACGACCCGAGGCCGTCAGCGCGGTGCCGGTGACGTCGGAGAAGTTGCCGTCCAGGCCCTTGGCCTGGAGCGTCACGGTCGCGCCGTTGAACGTCCCCGAGGCCTCGAACTGGCCGGCACCGCCGCCCCAGACGGTGGGCGTGCTGCCACCGCTGGCGGCCGAGTTGGTGAGAAGCTGCGGCATCGCGTCAGACCGGAGGCCACTTGCCCTCGACGATCTTCTGCTCGATCGCCTCGATGGCGCGCAGGACGTCGAACTTGGACTTGGAGGTGTCGACGGTGATGCGCACGAGTCCGCTGATCCCGCCGCCGACGGACAGCACCACCTTGGTCTTGTCGGCGCCCTGGGGAGCGTCGTACTGTTCGGTAGCCATGGATTCTCCTGTTGGGTGAGGACGGGCCGGTCAGGTGATCCCGACCGGCCAGCCTGGGCCGTAGATCAGCCGTTGGCGACGGTGTCGGTGTGGACGCCGAGCGTGCCCGCAGCGGTGGCCGCAGCGGTCAGCGTCACGACCAGGTCGAAGTCCTTGCCCGGGTCGCTCGTGAAGCCCAGCAGTTCCCACACGCGCTTTTCCATCTGCGCCAGCGTGGTCACCGAGTAGGTGATGTTCACGCCGTTGAGCGCCGAGGCCAACGACTGCGCCGAGGCGAAGCAGGCGGCCGCGCCGGAGCCGTACGTCGGCGTCACCGCCGCGGCCCCACCGTTGGCCGTGGTCTCGTACAGGCCCACGTTGGCCGCCGCGCTGGTGATGGCGGTGCAGAAGATCGAGAGCGTGGCCAGGCGATCACTCGAGCGAATCCGCATGAGTCGGTACTGCGAGGCGATGGAGTCCGCGCTGCCGACAGCGGCAAATCCGACGGAGTGGTTGCGACGACCGCGGTGGATGAGCGGCGTGTTCTGGACCTGCGGGGTGGCATCGGCGTTGGTGAGCGCCGTGCTCTTGATGGTGACGACAGCCATGCTGTTCTCCTAGGAAGTTGAGGGGTAGCTGGCGATCGATCAGACGCGCGAGGCCTTGATCTCGAACACACGCTTTTCGTCGCGGCGCACCGAGCCGTAGTGGCCCTGGCCGTACGCCTGCCACGGACGGCCGCGCAGGTCTTCGCGTTGCGAGACCGCGGTGGCCATGCCGCCACTCCAGGTGCAGAAGCTCATGCCGCGCTGCGTCCAGGCTGGAACGCGCTCGTAGCCGTTGCCATCGACCAGATACTTGTTGGTCAGCACCCAGTTGACGTTGAGGTAGCCGGAGCCAGCCATCGTCCCGGAGTCCATGATTCGCTTCATGGTGAAGTCGCTCGAGACGATCTCGATCTCGTTCATCAGGTTGCGTTCCTGCTTCGGCGAGATCGCGATGTTGATCGTCTCGTCCTGGTCGAGGCCCACCTCGGTGGAGCGCATCGATTCGAGAAGCGCCTGGACCTTCTCGACGTTCATGCCCGACGCGGTGCCGCCGACGTCCACGCTGATGACGCGCGTCGTGGCGTTGCCGTTGAACGTGCCGAAGGCTTCCGAGACGGTGCCGTTTTGGCCGACGTTGCGGTTGGCGAAGAAGGCGCGCAGGGCCTCGTCGTCCATCTTACGGTTGATCGCGCTGACGATGCCGCGCACGTACTCGCTCTGCGGGTTGGCGTTCATCTGCATCTGCTCGATCGTGTCGAACAGGACCATCTTGTCGCAGTTGATCGGGTAGACCCACGGGCGCGAGTGCACCACATCGGACGGGACCATCGGCGTGTACAGCTCGCTGCGGAGCTCGGCTTCGCCGACGTCGATGAAGTTGGCGACCGTGGCGGTCTGACCGACAGCGGTCATGCCCACGAACAGGCCGGTGAAACGGGGTTGCAGCTGCTGGGCGGCCAGCTCGGTGGCCGACTGGTACTGCTGCGAGTACAAGACGTTTGAATTCGAGGGCATGGAAGGCTCTCCGGTGGGTTGCGAGTCAGGGTTGGTTCGCCTGGCTTGTCCCTATCGGGGGCCTCGCTTGCGCTTGTCGTGCGCCGCTCGTGCCGTCTTCCCGGCAGGCCATCGGGGGCTAGTCGCCTTGTCCGATGGCCCGCACTTTCTGCGTGCAGACTGGAAACGGATTTCCGGTCAGCGCGTCGACGTGATGATCTGGTCGAGGCGCTGCAGTTCTTTCCACTGCGAGCCGTTGACGTCCATCGCCTTCTTGGCCCAATCCTTGTCGGCCATCAGCTCAGTGCGCCGCGCCTTCGCACCCTCGGGCGTCATGCTGAACGAACCGATGTCGCTCAGGCCGGCAGCGCCGCCCTCGCGCGTGAGGTCGCCGATCTTGGCCAGCGCCTTCATGACGCCAGCGTAGCCCGCCACCTTCTGCAGGGCGTCGATGGCGGTGGCGTCCAGGCCGACGGCTACGGCTCCGCGGCGCGCAATCTCCGTTCGCGCGCCGACCTGGGCGCCCCAGTCCTTGTTCAGGGTAGCGACGTCAGCCTCGATGGCTGCGGTCTCGGCGGCCTGCTGCGCGGCCGTGATGCCGCCGGCCTTCTCGTTCCACCAGGTCGTGATCGCCTGAGCCTGCTTCGGCGACAGGCCCAGTTCGTGGAACTTCGTGGCGGCCGCGGTGGCAAACGCCGGGTCCGCACCCTCGGGCACCGGCAGCTTGTAGTCGGCCGGGTTGGCCGGACGGCCCAGGCGATCGAAGACCTTCGACCAGGCCGGCGCATCGTTCTCGTCGGCCGGCAACACCACGGTGCGGCCCGCGCGGTCGGCGCCGAGCATCGTCTCCAGGTTACGGTAGCCGGTGAGCACGTCAGCCGGGCCGGACCAGGCCTTGTTCTGGACGTATCCGACAGTGGTCTCGTCGGCGCCGGGCAGCCAGGCGATGGCCGGGGGTGCGGGG